AACTCATAATTTCTATATTTTTAAATGTTAATAATTATTAAGCTCCTTTGAATAACACGAAGTTATTAGCAGCTTGAGTTACTAAACATCTTTCAGATAAGAAATTAACTCTCATTACATCAAGATCAGAAGTGTAAGCACCTCCAACAGAACCAGTGATCCAAGATTTAAATCTTCTATCTTCTGTTTCTGAAGCTCTATATCTTACGTGCAAAAATGGACGTCTGATATTAGCACCTAACATTTGATCGTATACTGTAGAAGTTCCAGCAGGAACAAGTACACCATCAATCTCCTTGTCTAATCCTCTAGTTGTAGCATCATTTAGATATTTCCAATCAGTTTTGTAGAAGTCATAAGAACCTCTTCTAAAACCAGAAAATCCAAAGTTTAATGCCATATCAGCTTCATTGTCAAAAAGACCATAAGAAGCAGCAGCTGTAGAAGCGTAAGCTCCGTTCATTGCAGCAATCATATCGTCAAAATCTAACGCAGTAGATCTAGATAAGAATAACATGTTTTCTTCAATAGCACCTTGCTTATCTAAGTTTTTAAGGATTTCATCGAAATCACCTAAAGCACCAGAACCAGGAGCAGCAGCTCCAGCAAAACCAGAATATACATTACCTCTTGCTTCGATAGCAGCAAATAAACCTTGTGTACCTTTGATGTTTTGAGCAGCACCACCTGGGGCAAAATTACCACCAAAAGCAGTACCACCTGTGCTCATTAATTCACCTTCAACCATTGACATCTCCATATAGTCTTCAAATCTTAGTCTTGTTTCAGACTCAGCTTTTAAATACCATAAGAATCCAGATGTTCCATCTTCAGTAGCAACTTCAATCCAACCGATTTGAGCAGCATCAGAACCACTTAACTCATAATTATCTTTCATGATAATTGGAGAGTTGTTAAAAGTAGATAAAGTAGGCTCAATAGCACCAGTCATTCCATTACTTCCTTTTGGAAATTCAGAACCATATACAAATAAGCTACAAGTAGCAGCACCTGTTACAATTCCAGCTGGCATAGCACCATCATAAGCTTGACAAGTAAATACAAAAGCTGTAGTTTCACCAACTACTAATAATTTAGTTGTTACTAAACCTGTAGCGTTATCAGAAACTAAAATAGTATTACCAACTCTTACACCACAAGTAGTTTCACCACCTTGAGGAGTAATTGTAATTGTAGCTGCAGGATGTGCTCCTGGTTGAGTTACTTGAACAGTATCATAAGCTACGTGTAATCTATTTTGTTCAGACCAAATTACTTGATCAGATGTCATTGGCATTTCAGCGCCAACCATTCTCAAGAAACCAGATAAAGTTCTGTTTCCGTATCTTTCTACCTCTTGCTCATAAAGCTCAGGTAAATATTGTTGTGCCCATTGTGAAACGCCTAAGTTGTTAAAGTCAAGGTAATTATCTTGAACTGTAACTCTTTGTTGCATTGGAACAATAGACGCGGGAAAACTCCCACTTGTTGCAAAACTCATAATTTTTAGTTTTTAGTTTTTATTTTTGTTTTTTTCCTTTAAATTTCAACTTTGAACTATCAACGCCATTTATTGCTTTCACTCTTAATCCATTTATATATACGTCGCCAGGAGTAGTACTTCTAACAGTTTCATTTATATTTTTAGATTTTGCAGTAACATCTTTAATTGCATCGGCTTTGCCTTGCTCATAAAAATGGTTTGCAATAGTATCAGCATTTCTAGCAGCATAAATTGCTTTGTGATAACCTTCGTAATCTTTAACATTACCTTTATCGTCTAAGAACGTCTTAACGAAGTTTGTTAAATTTGACTGGTTATCAGCTACATTTTCAGGGTTTTGAACATTATAACTAAATCTTTTTTCTCCTAAATTAAACTCAAAACCTTTGAAATCTTTAGTGAAATAATTTTTAGTAGTGTTCTTAAACTCCTCGTGTTGCTTTTTAACGTTTTGTTGTTCGTTGTTGTATCTATTGAAGAACTCCATAGCTTTTTGTTGTTCCTGAGTAACGCCCGGTCTCAACTTGATCTCGTCGTAATATTTACTCTTGGTCTCTTCTAAAAAGTTTTTTGCTCTTGCAATTTCTTCTTTTTTCGCGAGTTTCTTTTTTCTTATATCGCGATCTTCATCTATATCTTCGTCATAATCAAATTTATCTTCCATAATAAATTCAATTTCGTCTTGATCTAAATGAGGTTTAGTTTGTTTGTAATATTCTTTTAATAATGCTGTATCATCTATATTAGTATAATCAGCATTTAACCTAACATAATCATTAATATCTCCACCAGTTTCCTTCATAAAATTAACCAATTTTTCTATATTTTCTGGTAAATTTATTTCTGGTTGAGGTTCTGGTTCTGGATATTTTACTTCTTCTTCCGCTTTAGGTTGTTCAGTAATTTCAGTAATAGTTGCTATCGTTTCTTCTTTTTCGGAGTGTGGCACTTCCACTTTGGTCTCTTCCCTGCTTTCTTTGCTTTTCTCTCCTGAGCTTTGCACGCTTTCAGTTGTTTCCCCTTGTACGGCATCTTCTTTTATTTCTTGTTTTACTTCTTCCTTTTTAGGTTCTTCTTTTTTAGCTAAATCTAGCTTTACTGTTTCTTGCGGTTTTTTATTAGCAAGTTTTTTAGGTTTCTTTTTTATTTTAAACTCCCCTTGTTCTAATTCACCTGTAGGAGTTTCTTTTATTTCTTCTGACATAATATAATATAATAATTAATAATGGTGTTTATCCAGGACCCATGTTTTGTAATCCAAAGCCTCCTGCTTCATTATCACCTTCGGTTTCAAAATTTGTTGGTAATAAATCATTTTGTCTTTGACTAATCATTTGACTCTGTTGAGTCGCTTGTAGTTTAGTTCGTTTATCTTTTCTATCTTCAATTTCTTTTTCTCTAGCTGCTGTTACTTGAATATCTGCTTGAGCTAATTGCATATCATATTGGAATTTTTGTTCCATTAATTGCTTTTTAATAACAGCTTCTTGTTCCATTCGTTGTATTTCAAACTGAGATTTAGCTTGTTCAAATTGAATATTAGTTTCAGCTACAGCTTGTTGTTTTTGTACTTCATTCATTGCAGCTCTCTCAGCTTGCTCGGCATTAGCTTGAGCTTGTGCTTGAATATTTGCTTGTTGCGCAGCTTGATCTTGTTTAAGTTTTTTCTTTCTACGTTGTTTAAGTAAAGCATTTGCTAATTTAAGGTTTTTAACTTCTCTTATATCTATAGCGTCTTCTAGGTATATTTGGTTTTGTTGTAGCGCTACTTGTATATTTTGTTCTAACATTGCTTTTTGTTCTTCGTCAGGTTCTAATTGAAGATATATACCAAAGTCTAACAAGTTAACTTGACTAAGTTCTTGTAATGTATGCATATTAAATCTAGATATACTGCTTTCTAAAGCTTGTCTAGTTAAGGGAAATATTAAAGCATCAGCTATTCTGAGAGTTATGTTTTCACATGTTCTTAAAGTTAAATACAAACTAGCTTGTAAGATATGTCTTGTAGCGGTATTACTATTAGCAGCAGCCAGTTTTTGTAACCCAACTAAAGCGTTTTTATCTGGTTGACTACCGTCTCTTGCTTCGTTAAGGCCGGTTACGTCTCTTATCATTTGTAAATAATACTGATAAGTACTTATAAGTGAGTTTATTTTTTGACCACCAGACGATGTTTGTAATTCTTGTATCGGTACTTTACCACGATTTGGATCGCCATCTTGAGTTAATGATCTACCAACAATCGAACCAGTTTGAAAATACATGTTTAAAGCCTCTTGTGGATTGTAGTTAGTGCCATTCCCAAGATCAACCTCTGCTAAGCCGTCTACGTCTAAATAAACACCATCAGGTACTATTCTAGACATCACCTGTTGAAGTTTAAGATGCGTTAATTGTATCATGTCAGCAAAGCCAGTAACTCTTGATACAAGCGAATCTATGCGTCCTTTATACATTCTCGGCGCACAAATATTGTAATTCATATTTACTTTAACAACGTTAGAGTTAGGTCTTGTCATGTTTTCAGACATTTCCCATTTTAACATTTCTGGATGACCTAGTATTTTAGCACCTGTGTAAAGAACTTCAATAGCTCTAAATGCTTTTTTAAAGTTCTCGCTTTCTGGTGGATTAAAAGTATCTGTTTTTTCTAATGCTTTTTCTAAACCATTTGGCGTTTGCTTTATTTTAAATACTTGATTAGCATAAGTTTTATATTCAAAATATAATACTTGAACATTATTATTGTTATCTTTTCCGTTCCAGTTTCTTAAATATTCTTGATTACCTGGATACTCTTGGATTTTCTTTAATTGATCAGCTGTTAAGTAAGGGAATTCTTTTTTAAGTTCTGGTAAACTTATAGATTTAACTTCACCAACGTAATATATATCTTCAAAGTTAGGATCTTCAGTATATGAATAAACAAGATTAACAGGGTCTACATATTTAACAGTTACACCTTCAGATCTATTAAAACTAGTTTTTGTAGCGCCAATGCCTAAAACTGTTAAGTCATAGTTTACTCTTCTATTTATTAAATCATATTTATTTTTAGCTAATACATTTTCAATAGCCTCTTCTTCAGCTACTTCTACAGCTTGCTTATAGTCCATTTGCATATGTACTTCTAGCTCTTGAGGGTTAGATGGAGCATTTTCTCTATCTTTATTAGAAAACATATTAGTTCCTGTACGTTGCTGTATTTTAGCTATAAAGGCTTCAGCATTAATATCTCTTAGTAAGCCAGAAGCATAGTCAGTTCTTTTCTTTAACGATTCAGGGTCTTGAGCGTAAGCGTTTATATCATAGTTCCTTTGAGATATACCATTTACTACAATATCTACAAATTTAGGTATAACAGGAACAGGCTTCCAATCAAGATTTAAATAAGATAAATCACCATTAATTGATAATTCATCTTTATATTTTTGTATAGATTGTTCACCTCTAGCATATAATCTTAAATTATGAAAGTTATTATAATTTGTATTAAACCTATAAGCTCCACGATAATTAGTAAACCATTCACCTTCAATAGCTCTACCTACTTGAAGACCATACTCCCACGTTGCTTTTTCTGCATCTGGTACTACCTGATCTGGAAAAGTGCTATTTGTATTTGTATAAATTTGCATCTATTATATTATTTTTGAAATTGATCCTTTATTATCATATTTTTTAAAACCTAAATTAACTTTAGTTCTTACAGTGTCTTTATTAGGTTTATACTTATTTTTATTACAAGCCATAATAGCAAGTCCAGAACTAATTGAAGCATCATGCTTAGTTCTATTATTAATATTAAACTTAGCCCAATCTTCTAAAGTGCGTTGCATATACATATCTCCATAGTCATCGCCTTTAAATCCTACATAATCTTCTATATACGTTTCAATAGCCGCGGCGTGTGCTTGTTTAATATCTTCACTAGAATTAGGTATACCACCAACTTCTTTTTCTGCAGTAGATAATTTATTCCAAACTTTATCAGGACGATTCATTGAAAATCCTCTATAACCTCTACGCTTTAAATAGTATAAAAGTCTTGGTTTATTATTTTCACATAACAATGGCATTCCATAAAATACTAATGACATAAGAACATCTTCAAAGAATGTTTCTGCTGTTTGTGGTCTAGATATATATTCTAAAAAAAAGTGGTTTGGTGGCGCATCTTCCATTGAAAATTTAGTTAATCCATGAAGTGCTCCATTAGAACCTTTACCATCCACAGTACCGCTAATATCATAACTATCACAACCAAAAGCTCCAACGTGTTCATTTCCAGGATACTTAACTCCATTTTTTATAATCACTCTGTTTTGAAGATTTTTAGGTGGAACCCATGATATTAAAAATCTCCCATCATTGTTTGGATAAAATATTACTTTACTATCTTTAATTCCATTTTCCCATTGAAAACTTCCTCTAGTTACAGAAGCTACATTATGTATTTCTTCATTGTAATCTATTTGCTCGTATATTTTAACTAAGTTAAATAAAGACTGTTTTGTTTCATCTCTGAAAGCGTGTTTCTCAGTTCTTGGAAATTGTCTGTAAAATTCGTTTAATCCGTCTTGGTCTTGTTTAAGTCCGTCTGCTTCGTTTTCCCAGTGCTCGATAACTCCGATGTCAATTCTTTCTCCATCAACTCCAATGACCGGAGTTTGTGGCGTATCGAAGACAGGTAGTCCATAAGAATCAATGTATCCTTCGTAGGACCATTCCATAGGGATGAATAAACTATAGAGTCCCGAGCTTGTTTGACCATTCTTATTTCTTCTCTCAACGCTTGAATCATAAAATAATTTTTTAAAATTGTTTCCACCTTTGTCTAAGGCGTTTGAAGTTGAACCCATCATACACTTGCCAACTATTCTAGAACCTAGTCTTAATGTGGTTTTTGTAACTCTCCAGTTATTTAATATATTATCAGGACGTTCCCATTTGCCACTTTCATCATGAGCTAGTATTTTTAGCTTTTCACCATCATAAGAGTTATCACCTGTGTTTTTCCAGTCTATTGTTGTGTCAAGACCTTCTAGTTCTTTTAGCTGTTCGTTTGATTCTAGTTTACGTCTAGTAAGTTTTGAAGCTGGGACTCTATATGCCAGTTCGGTCTTAGGACGATCCATACCATCCTGGATCGGTTTGAAAAAAAACGGATAGTTAATGGATATTGGGACAACCTTATCTGTAAACATTTTTTTAGCATCTGCTCCAGTTTTAGAAAGGATACCGAATCTAGAGTTACTAGATATTGTTGCTTGGTTAACCAACTCGGCTGATGACATGAATGAAAAACCAGATCGTCTGTTTTTAAGGTAACACATTCCGTAGCATCTATTATCTGCTTTGCAAGCTTCCCAGAACATAAAGAATAATCTATTTGCTTCTCTAAAGTCTGCGGCTCCAACGTCGATTTTTGACCATTGCAAGTACATATAATGAGACCCTGTAATATAAGTAGGAATACCATTGTTATAAAACCAGTAACCTTCATCTCTTTTTCTGAACTCTTCATCTATATAATCAAACCATTTTTCTTTAAAATCTACAGGATATTCATCCCAATCAAATACACTTTTAATCCTACTTAATTCTTTTGGATATTCTTGTCTTTCCCAGTATTGTTCCTTTTTATCTTTGCTTCGTTTAAAAGGTTCATGCTCTTCTGGTATTGCAACTTTGAGACCTTGAATCTCGTATATCTGTCCAATAGTTCCGTCTTTACTTATAACTACAAAATCATATTCTTTATTATACCCATACTCCCATTTTTTATACCTATTGTTTTTTTTAAGTATTTTAGGATTGATATAATCTTTTAATATTGTATATAATGTTTGTTCGTACATTATTTACTTCTCCTTTCCGCAAAACCTTTAAAAGCTTTTTCTTCCTTTTTTTCTTCTTTAGGTTTATCCTCTAACATTTCCTTTTCATTCTCGATGCGCGTTAATATTTCAAACGCATCGAAAATAGCTAATTTCTTTGTTGCTGCTGCATTCTTTAATCTATCTGCAGATATATCATCTTCTGAATCTACAATAGGTTCTCTAGCGATCTTAATTAATTCCTCAACTGCTTTGTGCCCAGCTTGGATTATATTTAACTTTATCTTCTTCGTAGTCATGCATTAATGCTATATCATTTGATTTCATACAATATAAACGTTCATCACCGACTATAAACTCAAATTCAGAGTTGGGTGTAAACGTTATTAAGGTTCCAGGAGTGATTCCTAGCGCTTCTAAGGACTTATTACTATATTTTATTATACCAAGAAGAGGTTCTTCTTTTAATGTACTAAACTCATCCAGAGATGCAACAGGGTGGACAAAGCAATAGTTTAGGTTACATATCCATTTGTCATTGCGGTTATAAAGGTATATTTGTTCTATATCACAAAAGAATAAATCATCCTTAAAAAATGATGCAGAGTTCTTCTCTTTACCTTTCATGTCATAAAACCTACGAAACACATTGTGGTGTATGATTACTTCATCACCTACTTTTATATCGGTTTTATAAGCTTTAGGTAAAGCTATAACAATTGCCTTCTTACTAACAGACTGGAATGTTTCAATACGAGTATTAGTTATAAGGCTTTTGTCACCTACTTTTTTTTCATTATCATAACGTTCACCTTTTGGCTTTATGATAAATCGGTATAAACTTTCCATTAGTACTGAAGATCATACTCGACAGATATTGCCATATTAGAATTAAACTTTTTCCAAGGCAATACTTCGTCTTCTTTAGTTATGAATATATTGTAAGAATTGTCTTCTTCTTCAAACAGTATATTAGAAATGCTATGACCTCCGTAAACCGATTGGCCTACGGAGTAGTGCATAGCTTCATTTTTATAATCTGCTCCAATACTTATTTTACGAATAACATTAGACATGACCAACAGCTGCTTCTTCTTCTTTTATTTCAGTGTAAGTACCATCTTCTAAGTTGATATTTACAGCTCCATATTCTTCTTCAAGCTCTTTTTTAAATTCTTCAATGCCTTCATTTACTCCTGCTAACTCATGAAGCAATCCATGTTTATTAGCTTCTAAGTAACCTACTTCATTTAAGATTTTAGTAACTGCTGCTTGTTGTTCTTGTATTTTTTTTAATTGTTCTTCTTTGATTTTCATTTAATTTAATTTAATTTACTTTAATTTACTCAGTTGGTGGATTAGGATCCGACCAAGCTGCTGTAGCCATAAGTGCTAATGCCGCTGCGTGATCCATTGTCTCAACAGGGGTTAAAGAACCATTAGTAATAAAACTAGGTTCAACCTGGTAAGATAATAAACCTTGAGTATTAGCTAAATTTCTTCTCATTGTTTGAGCAGAACTTTGATTTACTTGACTGAATAAAATAGCGTTTGTATCAGTTAAGTTTATTACTGCATAAGTTGTTGCCATTGTTTAATTATTATTTAGTATCTTATTGTTATTTATATATTTACTTATTTAAAATCTTTTTTACTCTGGAGGAGTAATAGGTTTTGGAACATAATCTATTAATGGTAATGTTTTCACCCAACTAAACTCCGTGTTAACACAAAAATTTATTTCTTCTATAGATATTATCCAATTATCACTATTATCTTGAATAGGATTAAAGTAACTATCTGGAGCATATAATTGTCCTACTAGTTTGTCTTTTTGTTCTTCTGTTAATAAACCTACTTTTATCATACTTGTCTACCTAAAGTTGTGTTAAATGCTTGAACAGCATTGTATAAATTTGAATTTTGAGTTGCATCTAAAGATCCATTATATACAAAAGCGAATGCACATTCTCTAGTACCATAACCACCAGTTCCATAAATACCACCTACTCCCATATCGTTTGAAGGAAGACTTGTAGAAGATTCTGTACCTGTGTCAAATACTGAGCCGTTTATATAGCCTTCTATAGCACTTGCTCCAGATCTATTAGCTACAAATAATCCAGAAGTAGCCGTACTTGCTGGTGTTTCGTAATTAGCTTGATTTATAGAATAATAAAATTTATTACCAAATCTAATTAGCATTAAAGATACTGCTCCAACTTGATAAGCACCCATATCATAAAGTCCGTTAGCACCAGATGTATCTCTTGAATAGTACCCATATGACATTGCGTCTACACTACTAATATCCGTATTAGGTACAAGATGACTATTTGCTCTTCCGTTTGTTCCATTAGGTGTAGCGCCAGTAGTTGAATGAGTCCAACCTCCTTCAAAAGTTAACCTAAACGCAGCGTCAGTATCTTGTGGATCTTTTAAGTTATACATATGAGTTGTTGAAGTTCCGCCAACCATAGGGTAAATAGCTTTCATATTAGTCCAAAGATTGTTACTTTGTAATGAACTAACTAATGTTTTAATTGCTAGTTGTTGTGTAGCATCAGTTATTCCAGCAGCATTGATAAAAGCTTTAGCTTCTAAGTCATATTCTACTCTGTCTGTTGGATCCATATTTATTGAAAAAGCATTACTTGTAGAATTAGGTGCGTTACCTTCTAAGTTTACTGGAATATCCATACTTGTTGCTACTCCATTTGCTGTAGAACCTGGACCATCACCTACTAGTTCAGTTCCACCCATCCCGCTGCTAGTGCCATTGTTGCTTGCACTACCTAAGTCTGGGCATATCCAATTTGTTCCATTGTAATAACTGTCACCTGCTAAACTCCACCAATTAATTGGTGATAAACTAGAGATACTATTTGGAACACCTCCATTATATATAGTTAATATTTCATCTTCAGATAAACTTTTATTAAACACTGCTGCATTTGAAAGATTCCCAGTAAAATCATAAGTAGTTGGTATATCGCCTTGTGCGCCTATAAATATTTTATTTGTTGGTGTTTCTATTGGAGTTGAATATGTGTCTGTATCTGTTTGTTTTACTCCATTTATATATAAAAACATATTTGCTCCATCTGCAATTCCAACAACGTGGGTCCAAGCATTGTCTGTCATAGCAGAATCTTGAATTACAGTATTATACCCAGTATCTCCGATTCTAAATTCAATTTTGTTAGTAGTTGTATTAAATGCTAAATCCCAGCAAACACCAAAGTTTCCACTGCCAACACCAGCATTTCTTACACCAAAAACTCCTGCTGATGTATTTTGATTACCATTTCTTTTAACCCATATAGAAAGACTAACAGTATTTAATTGAGATGGTACGCTGTCGGAAGAAACATAATCGTTCAATCCGTCAAACACCATACTATAACTACTATACGGAATACTACGAGTTAAATCAGATGTTACTAGATTTGCTGTAGTCATACCTGAACTCGTGCCAGTGTTTTTGTTACCACTTGAATCTGTAATAATCCATGCAGTAGTTGTTGGATTAGCAGTTTCACTTCCTCCAAACCAACCGTATTTCGTAACATTGCTGAAGTCTTCGCTATAGCTTGAAGTTCCACCAGTTATATTTATATCTGAAACATCTACAAAAGAGTTATTATTAGGTCCACCTGCTAATTGTACTCTAATTTTTATATTACTAGAAACAGTTAAAGGTGATGTGCTTGGAACAGCATATGCTTGATCAGTGGTACCAGTGTCGGTGTGTTGATGCCAAGTTGTCCAACTAGTATTGTCTATATTATATTGGTATATAACTTCTACACCTGAGGTTTGACCATTAGCCTCTCCTCCAGAAGAAGATAAAACTATATCACTACCCGAAGTATATATAGTAGGTGAATTCCATTGAAAATAATCACCAGAAGCTATAGTATAAGAATTAGTATCTTGACTTCTTAATACTCCATTTTGAGCATAAGCTCCATCAGAGGCACCATTGTAATATGGACTACCTATTTTAGTTATACTCCAACTTGTTGATGTTAGATCCCAATTACTAGTATCAACATTTAGTTTATACCAGATTGCAGGTGATAAACTAGAAATATCTGCAGGAATTCCATTATTATATATAGTGGCTATGTTAGCAGATTGGTCTGAGGTCCAAAAAGCAGTGTTACTTATGTCACCTTCAAAAAATATTGATGTTGCTCTACCTATTGTACTTAAAGTTAAAGTACTAGTATTATTATTAGTGCTTCCAAAAGTTTGTCCATTTACATATACACCCACATCATTGCTTGCGTCTCTATATATTAAAATATGATTCCAAGCAGATGCAGTTAAATTATTACCACCACTTTCGTTAAATACTAATACTGTGCTTAATACTTTTACTTTTAATTGTGATGCTGTTTTAATTTGTAACCAATTACTTGAAGAACTTCCATTGCCTAAAAAGTTGTTATCAATTACATTATCAGGGTTAATCCATAAAGATAAAGTAAATTCACCGGCAGCTACAAAATTAGAAGGTAATTCTATTTGATCGTCTACACCTCCAAAATCAAAAACAGTTGCATCTGGCACTGAATCGTTTGGAACTGTTAAAGTAGCTGGAGATGATACAGCAGCATCACCGGTTGATCCTCCACCTAAAGGATAATAAGCTATTGGAAGCGGTGATAAAGCCATAGGATTTACTGGAGTACCGGAGTTGTATAAAGCAGTTACTTGATCAGATGTAAGAGCAGAATCAAATCCTGCTATTTGTCCTATTTTACCGCTATAGGCTAAACCTCCTCCTGGTCTTGAACCAATTAAGTCAAACTTTATAGGATTTGAACCTGGTGTACCAGTCCACGAAGTTATAGTATCAGTCAATACAGAATCAATATAACATTTTACTTCGTTTTCTGATGGCCTAACAAAAGCAACGTGATGCCATTGACCTGTGCTTATAGCCGTAGCAGCATTGGGAAAATCTGCGTATGCACCAGCTATTTTAAAATAAAATGCAGAACCTGAATAATAAACAATATATTCATAAGTACCAAGTAAGGTATTACCAAATAAAGCTCCTGTTGTGCCTGTATCAATATTCATCCAAAATGAAAAAGTAGATACAACTCCTAAATCAACAGGTGTTGCGTATTCTATTTTAGCTGAACCAGCAAAATCTAAACTATAGTTATCTACTTTACTCTGATTGCTATTTTCAGGCATTCGCCATGTTGGTGATATCCACTGTGTTGCCATATAATTTTTTTAATCTCCCATTCTATACCAAGCAACAGGAGGAGTTGCCATTGTACTTAAATCTGCTGTTTTACCAGTACTAGTTGCATTATAAATTTCGTCTACTTGGTCTGAATCTAAAACGTAATCGAAAACTGCTACTTCGTCAATTAAACCATTAAATAAAGCAGCTGCTATGCCTGATTTTCTTCCAATGTTTAAATTATCACTTGAAGAAGTGAAGTTTCCACTTGTGCCAGCTAAAGTAGGTTCTAGTGCTCCATTTATATAAAGTTTTGGGTCAACACTATCATTGTTATAAGTAAAGATAACATTATACCAACTTCCAGTATTTATTGTTGTAGTAGATTTACTGTCATATTGTGTTAGTCCTACTCTATACCATGCTTCTATTTTATCACTTGAAGATGAATAACCTATTCCCCAACCAATTGTACTTCCTCCCGAATTATTCCCTTTTTGTATTATTCTTTCATAAGTAGCAGATGTAGTAGCTTTAAACCAAACAGAAACAGAAATAGAAGCGTGTGCATTTGTATTACCACAATCAATATAATCATCCACCCCGTCAAACTCCATAGAATACACATTATCTATATCTGCTAAACCACTAGCGACAGGTGCGACAAAACTAAAAGGAAATGGAAACATATGTTATGTTTTATGTTGTGAAATTCAATGTAAAAGAACCGTAGTATGCACCAGCGCCAGAGTTAGCGTCTTCATCATAGCATATTAAAGTTATTACATCTGTTTTTAGATTACCACTAAGAACTGGAGCTGTATTAGCAGGCCATTTTACGCCTGTCCAAGTAGGAGTAACTGTACCAGTTTGTTTTATTGTTAAAATATAAGTCGCACCAACTTTAGGATTTGATGCTGCAAAGGTTGGAGCACCAGCAGCTAAGGTTACTTCTTGAACGTTACTATTATTCCAGTCAATTGTTAGTGTTGCATTAACTGGATCAGGTTGATAAAAAACGCTGTAAGCTTGACCGTTAACTTTTAAGTTTGTAGCAGCTTTATATGTAGCGCTATTAGCAGTATCACCTATTGCAACTGTACCATCTGTAGTTATTGTGAATATTCTTTGAGTATGAGGATTAGCAGTTGTACCAGGCCAACCAATACATTGGAATATTCTATCAGTATCATTACCAGCACTGTTGTTTCCATACTTACCTATTAAAGTTGTAGTATTCCTATGTCCTCCACCCCATATCCATAATCCACTAGTATCCGAAGTACTCGAGGCTAACCAAGGAAAGTTAGTGTTGTAATTGTTAGGCCAGTTTATGGCTATTGCGCCTTTACCATCATATTCACCACTTGCCATTTGTTCACCAAGACCTACAATTCTAGGTTTAGCTATAGCAGGATTATTACCATTAGCATATTTAAATAGTATATTTTCATCGTTAGTATCTGATATAGTCATAAATGCACTAGAACCTCCCTCACCTGGTGTTATTTTCCATCCAATACCATCTCCTTGAGTTTTGTCACCGATTGTAACATTGTTACTATATAATACTGTTGGGCTTGCGGGTAAAGTACTAAAATTATAGGTATTTACTACAGTGTATTCGTCACCTACAGAAGTAACAGAAGCTATTACACCACTTTGACCATCAACACGCATTCCAGCGGTTATGGGTGTAGTAGATGTTAATACAGCTGTTTTGTAACTGCCACCTACCGGCCAAGTAGTTTTGGTTGTTGAAAAACTACCACCAGCACCACCAGTAAAAACTAAGCTAGATGTTCCACCCATAGTAACTGTTCTTCTTTGATTAGAAGTTAAAGAACCATTGTTCGTGTAAAAACTAGGTATATAATCAGATAAACCAGTTGCTAGTTGTGCTAGCGTGTATTGATTGTTTGTGCCAGCTACAGAATCATATCCTACTATAAGCGTATTTGCTGTAGTAGCTCCTGTTGTGAATGCTGAAAATTTTACTCCTGCCATTTTATTTATTTTATAATGCTTCTATTTTTAATATATCTCCGGCTTCGCTTAGTATAAGACTAGACGGACCAAAACCTGTTTCTGTTACCATATCCCAAGAACCTGGTGGTAATACACCCGCATCTAATAAGATAGGTTCAAATGGTGTTATTAATCCTACACCTAATGCACCAGCCATATCTTAAAATAAAGCAATTACATCATTAGCAGCTAAACCACCTGTAGTAATTCTTTTTACTAATATTGGTAAAACTGTACCACCTGATATAGTATTAAACACTGCTTGATTACCAGACTCCATTATTACTGTTAATGTAGCTAATCCAGCTGCAGCTCCTATATACAAACAAGCTCCACGTTTCTGAGTGTTAGGTATATCTATATTACTTACTGTAGCTGTAAAGTTAGCAGCGCCACCTGTAAAAGTTAAGTTCTCATTAACTGCATATAGTGACCCAGCTGACGTTACTGTAAAATCTGTAACTACTCCACCTGTTTCTTTTAAAACTGTTAATACTAATCCTGTTCCAGCAGCTGATCCTGCGTTATAAGTAATTGTATCGCCTACTGAATATCCAGTACCTCCACTAGTAATAGTAAGACCTTTATCAGCAGCACTAAAGTTTATAGCACCTACAACAACTGCTACAGCATCATGAGCAAACAGTCTTGGTTCTTGTGCCATAACTCCATTTACTGGGTCAAGTGTTGGTTCCCATTGGTTAAATTGTGTTAATGCCATTTTTTATTTTTTTATTTTTGTAATTTTTTCTGCGCCTCTTGATCCAAAGTACGCTACATATACTGTGATTAGTAAAGCTTCCATTAATGAAACCCAACCGTCTTTTATTTCTAATAGTATCGTTGAATCTAATACTATGAATATTGTCATAGCTAAAGTAAGAAATATAAGTGTCATAGGTCTAGTATTCTTACTTAGCCATGAGTCACTTTTCATATCACTTTGCCATCTGCTAGAAATGTTATTCATTTCAGCAATATCTTGTTCTAATAGTTTTAAAGCCATCTCTTTGTCTTCAGGGCTAATACTACTATCACTTGATATAAGATTTTTTACTACACCAAACGCTCCATTGTCTGGTAGCATATCTCCTATACCGTCTAATATTTTAGGGGCTTTGTTTTTTAGGAAAGCCCCTATTTTAGTTTCTTTAAACTTCTTTTTATTACTCACTTCTAAAAGCTAGTAAAAATTCTCTTAAACCAAATCCAAATGCAATACCTGCATATAATGGATGTGACTCTGCTATAAGCATTAAACCTATTGCTCCGCAACAAGCAGCTTTAAATAATGGTGAAGCAATCACCGATTTAATTTTATCCATAACTATTTATCTTTTTTTAATTCAGGGTATTTTCTATATACGCACGCTTTAATTTTCTCTACTGCCCTTCGCCCTTTACTACCTTCTCCTTTTCCAGCGTTATGCGCTAGCTTTAAGGCAGATTTAGCTCTCTTAAGTGTGTTAACTGGGTAAGTGCCTTTAGGTCCACAAAAGTCTCCTTTTTTGACATTTGGATATTTACCAGCATTAGACATACCAGGTTCTTCTCGGATTTCTGTTATTGTTTTTTTAGCCATAATGTTTATTTTTTATAAGGAAAGTTTTTATTGAACCAGTCTTTACGATGATCACAACCACAACCTCCAGGTATAGAATCAGCTAATCGCTTTATACCTGTGATTGTAGTAAATTTTTCTATCGTATCGCCTAATCCTTTAGATTTCATAGTCTTTTGCTACAACCGTATTTAGCTAATGGACTTTTACCTTTCATTTGTGCTGGAGACATTTCTTTACCATACATTGTGTAAGGTGATTTCTTTAACTCCATAGGAGACTTTTTCAACTCCATAGGTGATTTCATAGTCATAGCAGATTTATCTCCTTTTTTCATTGCATCTTTTTCTCTGTCTGCTATCGGATCATATTTTGTGTCTGCATCAATAACTCCTCTACCAATTAGTACGTCTTTCATTGTTATTTTACCATCACCTGATAAATCTTTCATATACATAGGTGATTTCATTTTATTTGGGCTTTTACTGTAAGGCATAATATTTATTTTTTATAAGCTTCTTTTTCCCACCAAGTTACCGGTGAGCCATTTGTTTTTTTACTTCTTTTTTTAACTGTCCATTTACCTTTACCGCTTTTACGGTGATAAATGTTTTCATCATCGTAGGCTAACCTACCATCTTTCATTTGTTCAACATGAATTTTTTCATGTTTTATAATTTTTTCTAACTGCTTAGGATCTTTTATTTTGTTGTTTATAGTAATAGTTCCATTTATATTAGCTCTACCTAAAATACCATCTTCTTCTTCTACAAAGTATATAGGTGTATTATCTATTTTATATGGAGCAGTTAACTTAAAAGACATGCTACTTCATGTGTTTTAAAATCTTATGAGTACCAGGATGCATACCTCTTTTTTTAGCCATGTCTTCTTTATGTATGTCTGTTTTAGCATCGTATATTAATTCACGGTCGTGAATCATTTCTTGCTTTTTACCTTTATCTCCTTTTTTATAAGCTTTATCCGCTTTGTGTAATTGACCTTTTGCATCATAGATTAATTCTCTTTCATGCATCATGTCTTTGTCGTATCTATTCATTCTACTATTATTTGCACTGGTCCACACTCTTCGATATAATCTGCTATCTTTGGATAGATACGTTTATATGCTTGAGTGGAATAACTTCCAGTAAATTTACTAGCATCGACTACATCATTTAGTAGTAAACAACCAGCGGTATGTTCATCAGTGTTACCTGTATGTATTAATATGTATTGGAAACTCATTCCAGCGTTTTCTAAAGTCCAGTTAGGCTTATTATATAAACATAACATACCTTTGTGGTCAGAAAACTTCTTAGAGTATCTAGAATGGAATCCTCCTTCACGCCTTAGGTCCATGTTATATGTACCTTCAGGTATTCTAGTTTCTCCGTAAACTTTTTTTGTTCTATACTCATCCTCTATTACAAAACATTGAAACTCATCATCTATATAAAATAAGCTTATAGATGCATCTCCATTGTCAGCAATACGTTTGAGTTTTATTTCCATTATTTATCGTTCTTTAACTTCCACCATTTATGAGCAGTATAACCTATAGTCAAAAGTAATAATACAACTTTTAAAGTAGGTTCTATCCAGTCAAAACTAGCTATAGTGAAAGACGCTGTATTAAGTAAGTACAGCTTTAAATCTTGCAAGCCCATGTCACTGGTTTGCTCTAATAGCTGCATTACCTTTATACTCACAATTATCTATTGTAAGCGCTGGTGCTATTGTTGAATCTTTAGATCTCATTGTTCTTTTACCTAAAGGTTTCATTGCTGGGCTTTTATCAACTCCAGCAGGCATTTGTTTTTCTCCGTAACTTGGCATTTTATTTCTTTTTATTATGTGAATAAAGATCCGTAAGTATCTTGTGTTGGATCAGCTACTGCTGACATTCTATTAAAACTATCTTGATTAAATACTGGATTAGCTGGTGCAGTACCATTAGTTCCTGGCGTTTGCTGAGGTGAAACAAAATTTTGATTACCTTGATTTAAATCTACAGGCGCAGGTTGACTAGCCATAAAAGCGTCTAAAGATTCTTGACGTTGAGTTTCATCTCTTTCGGCTTGATTAATCTCTCTTCTTTCTTTTATACCTTTTAAAATACCTGTACCTACAGGACCAGTTATAGCACCTTTAGCTACAGATTTAAAAAAGTCTTTACCTCTACCTTCTTCTCCTTTAGAGCCAAGTAATGATCCAACTCCACCCATTACTGCCCCTGCTATTCTACCTATCATTTTTTACTTATATTTATTTATATTAAAACTAATATTTTTAATTCCAGTTTCTGCGTCTTGTCCACTTGTATAATTTTTTGTATTTGAATAATTAAACACAGGTTTTCCTGGTTTTTCAGATTCTTTAAATTTAAAACTTTCAGATGTGTTATATTTTCCAGCTCTGTTAAATGAAGAAGAAGAAACAGTGCTTTTATCAAATCCACGGCCTATGGACACTCCATCAACTATTTTACCTTTATTAAAAAATTCTTTTTTAATTGGTTGATCTATAAGAAGTCTTATATCTTTAACACTTTTACTTAAATCAATTGGTTTAGGAAGTTGTTTTGCTATATTAGAAAATCTTTCTTCATTAGCAGCTTGTTTAGCGGATCTATTTCTATAAGTTAAACTTGCGTCTCCAGTACGTTTTAGTATTTTTTTATCAAGTCTATTTCTTGAACTTTCTAAACGTTTATTTATTCTATCTTGAGCTTTTATATTTTTTAAATCTAAACGCCCTATATTTTTTTCATCTGCATATTCAGATTTTATAGTACCTATTTCACCTGTGTTCTTTAATAATCTAGCAGCCTGCCTCATATTGCTCCTATCATAAGAAGCTTGTATTTGGTCTTTTTGCTTTTCATTAAGTTTTATAAAAGAACCTTCACCACTAGACTTGTTTGACTCTTTGGCTATGTCTGCAATATTTTTAGGTTTAATCTTAGAAGGATCAGTTATCACTGGTGAACCATCACTTGACTTAACTATAGTATTATCATTAGTTTGCTTTTTAGTACTCAAACCAGAACTAAGCATACCCGCAGTAGTTTGCTCAAGTATCGACTTTTTATCTCCTATGTTTCTAGTATCAGTTGCCATATTATCTTGTTTTATCGTTATTAACATTTGCCATAGCAAATGCCATAACTTTGTCTGTATATGATTTCTTTTTCTTTATATCTGGTAAATCTTCTTCACCTAACATTATTCTGTACATTCTACTTAGAATATGTTTAAATTTAAAAGATGTTTTATAAATGTTATACTTTTGAGTTGTTCTATTGTGATGTCTCCATACTACAACCCAATCTTTTTTTATTAATTTATTCCACCTTCTATTATCCCAAGAAAAAGAATATTGACCAGTTTTAAAATCCTGTTTTGTAAAATGCTCTAAAGAATCTAAATATATTAAAAGTTCTAAATCTGCATCGTTAAGTCCATTTGCTTTACAAGCCCATTTCCTTATTATTCTATAGTGTTTAAGTAGGTTTAAATCTTTAAGGTCTTGTGGTGTAGGTTTTCTCATAAATTTTTATCTCCTTCTATCAAGTCGTGGCGAGGATTTTGAAATTTTTCTGTATAGGTATTTTCCATTTTTTTATTAATAGGATGTGGATCAGCTTTTTGTTTTGGTAAAGGGTCAATTCCTCCTTTAATAGGAGTTGATTGTTTTGTAGTACCTGTAGGACGTGGTTTCCCTATGTATACCGTTGAAGATGACTTAGGAGATGGTTTTGGAGCACTTTTTGTTATTCCACCTTTAGTAGCTTGTTTAGCATCTTCTTCTTTTCCAAACAAATTAGTTATTGGGGCATAAAACTTTTTACCCATTTCATATATGTTTTCAACAGGGTTTATTTTATCTATTGATTTACTAACTTCAAATGGATCAAGAAGTGTGTTAACAATTGCTTTACCTATAGATTTTGGTGGATCTTTTTTTCCGTTTGCCATAATTTTTGTTTTTTAATTTTAATTATTTGTAAATTTTAGGAAACCTACCAGTAGACTTCATAAATTTAGAATAATCTTTATCCGGTGTAGGATCATCTAAACCACTTAACCAATCTTGTTCTTCTCTTCTCACTTCCATTTCTCTAGAGCTAGGTGAATTGCTTATTATCTTTTTTATATCTTTAGAAGTAGACTTAGTAACTTTAGGGTTAGGTTGATGATAAATTCTATCTTTAGAAAATTCAAAATCACCATCAATTTGTTCTACTCTGCTTGATACTTCTAATTCAGGCAATATATAATCTTGAGAAATTTTATCACTTTTGTCTAAAGTTGATTTTTTAGGATCATTAACTTTATTCATCATAGACTTCATTCTATTCTTTGAGCTATTAGTACCTGCTCTTGGGTTATTGTATGTTCCGTTTGCCATAATGTTTGTTTTTACAAGACGACTACTACATCGCCTTCTTTTATTATTGTAAGTTTTTCGTTTTTTATTTCTATACCAAACCCAGCGTGTCTATCATAATAAATAGTGTCATTAGCTTTTAATCCAGCTACAGCGTCTCCTATTGTAACAACCTTAGCCATGCGGTATCTTATATCTTCACGGTGGGCTTCTGCTAATAGCAACCCACCTTTTGTTCTTGTTTCAGTTTCTTTTACTGGTAACACCACTATATTTTTTCCAATTGCTTTCATGCCCTTAAGTTATTAATGACACAATCTGTAGATAAAATAGTAGTCGCTACTGAAGCCGCGTTCCTTAGTGCACTTTTAGTAACTAGCAAGGGATCTATTATTCCGGACTTTACCATATTTACCGTTTTCCCTGTAACCACATTTAATCCTCTTCCTTTTACTTTTGGAACTTCGTAGTCTTCTATACCAGCATTTTCTAGTATTGTTCTATAAGGTGCTTTAATAGCATCTAATAAAACTTGTTCTGACACAGACCTAGGTGTAACACTACTTGCTGCATTGAGCAAAGCTATACCTCCTCCTGGCACTATTCCTTCTTTGATCGCGGCTTTTGTAGCGCATATAGCATCTTCAACACGATCTCTTTTTTCTTTTAATTCAACCTCTGAATTAGCACCAACTCTAACGATTGCAACCTTAGCTGACAATCTAGCTAATCTTTTTTCATAGTTTATAACTAAATTAGGATTAGGTTGGTTTTTAATCTTTGCTTGAATATTTTTAATTAGTTCTTCTACAACTTCTGGTATTTCTTCTACTTGGATTATACTCTCTGCTTTGTTAGTTACAACCTTTAAGCATTCACCTAAATGTTCTGGTTGTATTAAATCCATATCATCGCCTAAATCCTCGTTGATAACAGTAGCACCAGTTAACATTGCTAAATCATCTAATGTGTCTTTTTTATTAGCGCCAAAGTGTGGAGCATCTACAATGTTGATTTTAATATTACCTTTAGTTTTATTCATAGCTAGCGCAGTCATAACTTGCGGCTCTACATCTGCTATAATAAATAAAGCTTTATTGTTTTTAATAACATATTCTAGTACACTTTGTATCTTACGTATGTTATCTACTTGACTTTCTACAATGAGCACTAATGGTTCTTCAAGTTCTGATGTACCATTTTCTTTGTTAGTAATAAAATGGCTATTAATTAAACCTTTTTCATATTGTACTCCTTCAATGCTTTCTACAGTTGTTTCTGGTAAGTCATGTGTTTCCATTATAACTATACCTGTTTCATCAACTGACCTAAATGCTTGACCAATGAGTTGGCCTAACTCACGGTCATTATTGGCTGATATAGTAGCTACTTGTTCAATTACATCTCCTTTTACTTCTGAGGAATGTTTCTCAAGGTATTGCACTACTTTGTCTACAGCCAAGTTAATTCCTTGTTTTAAATCTCTTGAGTTTAAATCTTTATGCTTGTCGGCTTCTAGCAGTATAGCATGTGCCAGTACTGTTGCTGTTGTTGTGCCATCACCTGCTTCTGTTACAGTTTTTCTAGCTGCTTCTTTTAAAAGCCTTGCCCCCATGTTTTCTACTGGGTCTAATAATATAACTGAATCTGCTACAGTTACACCATCTTTAGTTATCTTAGGGTTTCCATTTGTATCTTCTAAGATAACACACTTGCCGCTAGCTCCAAGCGTAGAGCTAACAGCTTGTGTGAGTTTATCTATACCGCTAAACACAGCGGCTTTGGCATCTTCACCGAAGTTTAGATGCTTAACTATTGTTTCGTTCATTTGATTTAATTAAATTATATTTGGTTTTACTCGAATGTTTTAACAACTTTGGGTCCTTGTAAGAACTCAAGTTTTTTAGCATAGTGTTCTATCGATGCATCTATTGCTTGTTCAGCACCGGCTATAGTTTCACGTCTTGTAACGTCTATCCAGTCGTCTTCATCCGGATGTAAGTATTCAGTTTGTAAAAATCCATTTGGTAACTGTACTATTCTCCAGTTTTTCTTTTCGGTAATATGTTTCCAAAGGTTGATCATTCTTTGATCAGGTCGTGTAGTAGAGGTAAAATCTCTACTGGTGTATAAAAACGTCATTGTTTTGGTTTTTAATTAAACGTTGGTTATTTATACTATCACTTGATAGTTTGGTTTTCTACTGGTGTAGAAATATTTTATGTAAATATATTTATGTAATACTGTACACCGTTTATCATTATAGGTAGTTGATCTGTTCCTGTGTTATTACCAGAACTTAGCGTTAAAGGTGTCGAAGCGGCTGCAATGCTAATTGTGCTAGCAGCAGCATTAGAACCACCGCCAATTGCTATAGCATTATCACCAGCAGTAGCTCCTTTTCCAAATGCTATTGCGTTTGCTCCAGCAGAAGTAGCACCTCCAATTGCGATGCTTCCTGAAACACTAGCTGAAGAGACATTAGCTTCTTTACCTATTAAGATATTACCAGAACCTGTAGCCAAAGTAGAACCTACGTTCTTACCAACTAGCACATTATTATTTCCAGATAACAAAGCTGACGCAGCATCTTTACCTAAAGTCGTGTTGTCGCTACCAGAAGTTAAATTAACCATACTTCCTACTCCTATAGCTGTGTTTTCATCACCTGAAATAGTTGCATTTAATGAATTTACACCAAAACCTAAATTATTATCAGTAGTTCCGTTATATGTTACATTAAATTTAGAAATACCAGATATTGTAGTAGATGAACCAGCAGTAGTATTACCAATTAATACAGTACTAACCGAAGAAGGATTACCAATGTTTACTTGCGATGGTAAAATTCCTACTTGTATTAAATTGTTACTGGTTATTTCTCCTGCTGCATCACCAACAGCAATACTATACTGTGTTATTGCTCCTTGATTTTTTAATGCTGTCCATGATGGTGTTGTTCCTCCTTGTAAATACTGACCAGTTCCTCCAGGCGCTGCTAGTTTTGCTAATGTTGTAGCTCCAGAAGCGTATAATAAGTCTCCAGCAGTATAAGCACCAAGTCCAGTTCCACCACTTGCAACAGGATATTGTCCAGAGAGAACAAAACTATGTATATTTCCAGCAGAAGATATACCTACACCATTCACAAGGTTCTGAAATTCTTGCGTAGCACCAGTTTGACTGTTTAAATTAGTAATTCCAGATCCCGCTGCTGCTTGAAACGTTGGTGCAGAACCAGCTCCGTTAGAAGTTAACACTTGCCCAGCTGTTCCTACTGCGGTTGCGGCCACTGGATTAGCAGTATCACCGTATAAAATACCTCCTTGAGCAAAAGTTGTAGATCCTGTACCTCCACTTGCAACTCCTAGCGTTCCAGCAAGCGTTACAGCTCCTGTAGTTGCTACATTTGGCGTTAATCCGTTTAACGATGTTGTAAAACTAGCTACTCCAGCTACTCCACCTGCGTTATATAGGTTAGCTATAGACTGAGCAGTAACCGTTCTTGTTGGTTTACCCTTGCTATCCATGTCCATTATCAAGACTAAGTCTTCCGATGTAACTGTACCTGATGGGTAACTATAATTTATTGCCATTTTATTGTCTTTTTTTAAATATTTTTGTATATTATTACTTATTCACATGTTTTTACTTATATTTACATATATACACCAAAACTACACAGTGTGACAATAGCCCCTTACCTACTTTATTAAGAGCCTAATGTCACTATATTTAGAAAAGTATTAGATGTTGAGAAGTATAGGGTTACCCCCTGCAATATAATTTTGTATTTCATAAACAAAACGCATTTTAATTTTATGGGTCCCCCTTGTTTTATATTTTTATTTTATAAATTTTTACGTTTTCGATATTTTATTGCGTAGGCCTTTTACATATTACTATTCACATATTACTTGCAATGTAAATACGACTCGTTTAAGATAATATATATATATAAGCAACAAAGCTAATAATAATAATAACTTAAATATAAATAATATGAAATCTTTAACTAAAATTCAAAAAAACGAAATTAAATCTCTTTACGAAATGCTAACTTTAAAATGGCATTATACAAATCATCCAATGCATTATAAATTTATGCAAGCTCATAATGAATTACCTAATTATAAAAGCTAATTCATTACTTACAAACTAAATACGACTTATATAAGATAATATATATATAAACTAAATAACTAATTAATAACTAATAAAAAATAAACATTATGAATACTTTAACTAAAACTCGTTTTATCATCTCTAACTCTTTACTTGGCAAAAATGCTATCATTACATTCACTAATAAAAAAGGCGAATCATTTACATACAATCATGATCAAGTATTTGCTAAAAATCAATCACTATTACTATCAATGAATTGCTTCATTAAATATGGCAATTATACAAATACTAATAAATTACCAAAATGGGCTATATAATAGCTCATTTGCAAACTAAATACGACTAACTTAAGATAATATAAATATAACTAATAAAATAATAATTATGAATAAATTTAATAAACTAACAAATAAAGAATTAAAAGAATTAACTTCTTTATATGACATGCTTCAAAAAGGTATGCACTATACTAATCATCCAAATCATGATCACTTCATGAAATTACATAATGATTTACCTGATTATAAAGAATAATCTTTATACACTTAAATAAGTAATATATATTTAATAACTATGTAAGTTATTGAGATATCAAGTGTTAAGCTTACACACTCAAATAAATAAGTAAACAAATATACACTCATAGTTGATGATCATACTTTAGTGAGTATAAATAATATGAATATATGATCTTACACCTAACTAACTAATAACTAATAATTTAACTTATGAATAAATATAATAATAAAACTGAAGAAGAAACTGCAAAAGAAGTATTAATGTATATGGTAATAATATTTTGTGTAATAATAGTAATTGACTATGTTACAATGTAAATACGAACAAGTAAAGATAATATATATAACTAAACTAAATTAATAATAAATAAATAAATAATAACTATGAAAAATTCTAAATTAACAACAAAAAGATTTGTAATAAGAAAATCTTTAATCGGTGAAAATACAATAATCACTTTTACTAACTCTAAAAACATAACTTATACTTATGATCATGATGAGATTTACTCAACATATCAAGAAAAGTTTGAAAATATGAAGTGTTTTCAAGAGTATAAATCTTATACTAACTCAAATATTGTACCTAAGTTTTGTAGAGAATTAAGTGAAATAACTGAGTAAAGTTTAACTGATGAGAGTTTAATACTCGAAACTACTTCCGAGAGGTAGTCTTAAACAAATAATAATAATAACTATGTATAATGAAGTAAAAGTACTACAAGAGTTTTCAAAGAAAGTCTTTGATATGACTCCAATAACCATCAAACAACTAATGATGATTAAAAAAGAATTTAATAACTATAAAAAAAATAACTATGAATAACTTTGACTATGAATTCGAGATCACACTACCTGACGGTGAAACTACTTATCAATATAATAACTCACCTAAACTAACTAATGACTTCATCGACTTTCTTGAAGAAGTAGATATCGACATCACTAAATGTGTTTATAAAGTAAATAAAATATAACTATGGAACTAAGTATGAATAATCCAGAACACTGGCAACTAATTAAAGAGATTGAAGAAAGTCTTCAATACACTGAAAATAATAAAAATAAATAACTATGTATAATCCTAACTCACCAAGTAATTGGTCATGGTCTAAAGCATTCGCAGAAATGGAAAAGACAGTAAATAAAGCTGAACTCGAACAGCAAATTATAAACCATCTTCATGGCTATAAAGCTCAAGGTAAATTCCTTGAACTAAGTAAGTCTCAACAAGACGACCATTATGAAATACTAAGTCAAATACTATAAACAATAAAATTAAATAATATGAATTTAAAAGAAAAACTAATCGCATCACTATTTATAATAGTAACACTAATAATCACTTGTTGTACACAATCTTGTTAAACTATGATAAAACTATGGATAACTCTCGCTTCATTGACTAATGTTTCTGATGTTAAGTATGAGATGGGTGAGAGTATAACTCTCTTAGGTGATAAAAAAGAGTGGATTATTGAAGATCTAAATCAAGGTAATCTAACTAAAGAACAAACTCTAGAACTCATGTTAGAATGGGAAGAGTTAAATGTTGAACAAGATATATTAATTAAATACTATAATATATATTTTACAAACTAAATACGATTAAGTAAAGATAATATAATAAATAAATGAAATACATACACACTAAATACCTCGAAGCAATAATCTATGACACTGGTAACCTTAAACTTTCTGTTTATAGTGTTCGTAAAAGTCCTTATGGATGGTCACCACGTGAACTTCAACTAAGTGATTATGCTGTTTCACCAAACGAATTCACTTACGACTATGTAAGTAATAAGGTAGGCGAGGTCTATTCTACCTTTCCAAACGAAGAAATAGACGAGTTGCTAAACAAAATAAAAGTATATAATGATAGCAAATAAAATTAAAGAACTACAAAAACTATATTCTTGGAATCAGTTCTACCAAGATAGAAAGATGAAGGCAGAAATGAAAAAGTGCCAAAGTGAGATTCACCACTTGAAAAATGTGATTAACGAATTAAAAAGTAAAAAGAAATGAGTAATATGAGTTACTGCAGGTTTGAAAACACTGCAAGAGATTTAAGAGATTGTGTATGGGCACTTGAAGAAGGTGAACTAGAAAATGGCGGAACAGAAATGGACGCAGCAATCAAGATGTTAGATTTATGTAGAGAATACTTAGATCTAGAATATAAGATAGATGAAATAATTGAAGAAGATGAAGACGGCGAGTCAGTATTCTTTACTAAAAACTACGGAAAAATATGACTGAAATACAAAAAATAGAGGCTATAACAAAAGATATCTTAGCCGGATACTATGGTACTACACAGAACTGTGGTACAGAAACTCAAAAGTGGCAATACGCTCACAACCAAGCAAGGAAAATATTTGAAGGTGAGTTATTAATCGACCCTAATTATACCGCTCATGTTTGATTTAACTGAGCAAGATTATGAAACTATCACTAAGTTGAGATGGTTACAAGTAAATGAATTAGCAATAAAGTACTCCAATGATCAAGAATTTGGGGCACAAGTAAGAAAATTAATTAATAAATAAACTATGGAAATGAAAGACTTAGTAGCAAATGATGAATTCGGTATGGATTACTATCAATTAGGCGTTCTTGAGCAAGAATGGGTTAAAGACCACATCGCAGAATGCTTAGGAATATAACAAATTACAAACTAAATACGATCACTTAAAGATAATATTAATATGAAAACAATAAAAATAATCAACAAGAACACAATCAAGCTAGATGGTGTAAAAGTAAAAGGGTATGAAATAGGTGAACTACCTAACGAGATGAACTCATGGTTCAACTTCAAAGGTTTAACTTACATACTAAACTAAACCACGACTTCCACACATCGTGTCGTAGCGGTGACGAAGAAAAACAGTGGGGCTAAGTGACGGCTTAGCTTGGACAGCGAGGTCAGGTGAACTAAAAAGAAAGAAGGTGTTAATTCACGTATTAGACTCTATTAGTTCGACTGTTCTAGACATGAGAGGTTCGAATCCTCTCTCTCGCTCTATGGAAATAATAAGAGATACTATAATTGCTCTAGTTGGCATAATTATGAGTCCATTTATACTAACATATGAACTAATAAGATACTTATGCAAAAAATTAAAGTAACAATGAAGGAAATATATGATGCTATGCGTCCTTCAGTAGAAAAAAATAAAAAAAAATATACACGTAAAACTAAACACAAGAATTATGGCGAAGAAAAGAACAATGAATGAGCTTAGGCAAACTAAGGAATATAAAGTTGATCCAGTACAACAAGTGTTGGCTCAACAAATAGAAGAACTAGCGGAAAGAGATCATCAAGAAGGAACGAA